CTCGAGACGCTGACGGCCGACGCCGCCAAGCTCGCCAAGAAGATCGACTTCGAGAAGTCGGTCGCCGAGTCGGCGAAGAACCTCCGCAGCGTGGTGGATCGCTGCTCGCCGGCCCCCGAGGCCATCGAGGAGCGGAGCGAGAAGGTCCGCATCGAAGCGGTCCCGTTCTCGGGTCGGCTCCGTGCGTTCGAGAACGCCAAGGATGCCTACTCGGTGGGCATGTGGTTCAAGGCCAAGAGCGGCGATGCCGACGCGAAGCGGTGGTGCCAAGACCACGGCGTCGAGTCTCGCGCCCAGGGTTCGACCGGCAGCACCACGGGCGCGGCCTTCGTGCCCGACGTTCTCTCCTCGACCGTCATCCGGCTCGTGGACCAGTACTCGGCCTTCGCTCAGAACGCCACCAACGTGGTGATGCCGAGCGACGTGCTGCTGTTCCCGCGTCGGACGGCTGGTGCCACGGCGTACTGGATCAACGAGAACGCCGCCATTACCGCCAGCGACCCGACCTCGAACCAGGTCACGCTGACGGCGAAGAAGGTCACGGGTGCGGTGACGATTGCGAGCGAGCTCCTGCAGGACTCCATCGTGTCGATCGCCGACTGGATCGCTGCCGAGCTCGCCCTGACGCTCAGCAACGCCGTAGAAGAGGCTGCGTGGAGCGGCAACCCCAGCAACGCCCCAGCGGTTGCCGGGCTCGTCACGACCTACACGGGTGGCCTGCTGGCGGCGTCTGCTGCCACCTACGCCGCCTCGCTCGTGACGGCTGCCGGTGACACGCCCGACGAAGTCACGAAGGCGAATCTGCTGGCCATGATGGCCAGGGTTCCGCAGCACAGCCGTGCCGGTGCCAAGTGGTTCTGCTCGCCGTTCTTCTTTGCGGCGTGCATGCAGAACCTCGACCTTGCCCAGGGCGGGTCGGTGGGTCTGTCGCAGGGCATGGGTCCGACGTTCCTCGGCTCGGAAGTGGTCCTCACCGACCGGCTCCCAAGCGGTGCGGACTCGACGGGTGCGATCATGGCCCTTTACGGGAACATGGCGAACTCGAGCTACTACGGCATCCGCCAGGCCATCGAGATCGCCAGCAGCGATCAGGTCAACTTCCTGTCGGACCAGACCGTGATTCGGGCAGTGGCTCGCGTCGCCATCACGCACGCGAACCTGGGCACCGACACCGTCGCCGGCCCGATCATCGGCCTGGTCGGTGCGTGAGCCTGACGGCTTGACGTGATGTGCAAACTGGGCGGGCCGCTCCACAACGGGGCGGCCCGCTCTCTTTTGTTGAGGCACGCATGCTAGTCAAGGTCGGCGGCACGGAAGTTGACATCCGTGTGGAAGCCATCCTGTCGATGCCCAGGTTGAGTTTTACGGCCAACCATTTCGCCTGGGCTCAGGCACTGATGCCGCTCGGCATTCGCCCCACGATGGGCACTGGTGCGTTCTGGAGCCAGGTGAATACACGCCTGATGGAGCAGTTTCTCGACTCAGCGGAATATTTGCTGCTTGTCGATTACGACAGTTTTTTTCGCAAGGAAGACATTGAGCACCTTTTCGCCCTGGCGATGACCTTCCAGTGCGACGCCATCACGGGTCTGCAGACCAAGCGGGAAGACGGCCGCCCGATGCTCACACTGAAGGGGATGCTGGACAACCCGCCGCCGGACGGCAGCACCAAGGTTGACAAGGCGTGGTTCGCCGAGCCGGTGCAGGAAGTCGATAGCGCCCACTTCGGGCTCACGGTCATCAGCACGGCCGCACTCAAGCGGTGCAAGAAGCCGTGGTTCTGGGAGCATCCCGATCCGAATGGAGGCTGGGGCGAAGGCAGATTGGATTCGGACATTGCATTCTGGAAGACGTGGCGTGCCAGCGGCAATCGCGTTTTCGTCTCGCCCCGCGTCGTGCTAGGCCACGGCGAGTACGTCGTGACGTGGCCCGGCAAGAATCTCAGCAGCCCTGTTTTCCAATGGGCAACCGAGTTCACCAACACGCTGAAACGCCCTGAGTCTGCATGGAGTGTGCCTCAATGAAGAAAATCACATTTACCCGCGCGTGGCGTGCCTACCGCAAGGGGCAGTCGGTAGAGATGACGGGCGGGCTGGCGACGCAGCTGGTGGCCCAGGGCGTGGCCATCGAAGACCGGCAGCAGGATCTGATCGAGACGGCCGCCATCGAGCACGACGCCGAGACGGCAGACGCCACGCCCAGGAGACGAGGACGCCGTGCAGTACCGAAGTCTGACCAGAGCGACGCCGCCAGCGGTTGAGCCCGTTACGCTCGCCGAGGCCAAGGCCCACCTGCGGGTCGATACCAGCGACGATGACACCTACATCGGCACGCTGATTGCTGCGGCCCGTGAGTGGTGCGAAGAGTATCTCGACCGCACGCTGGTGCATACGCAGTGGGTGGTGCGGTTTGACACGTTCCCGCCGGACGGGACGCACGACATCGAACTGCCACGCCCGCCAATGGCTGCCGCTGGCACGGCCACGGCGGTGGCTCTGACGTTCACGTTTGAGAACGGCACTACGTCCACCTACTCGACGGCGAGCTACCGCGTGGACCGGGCCGGCACGCCTGGCACCGTGAAGACGCTCTACGGCCAGACGTGGCCGCCGCATCTGCGGGATGACAACGCCATCAGCGTGACGTGGTGGGGCGGGTACGGGGCGAGCGGCACGAGTGTGCCGGCGGCGATTCGGCACGCGATCCTGATGCTGGTGGGCCACTGGTACGAAAGCCGCCAGGCTGTGATTGCGACCGGTGCCGTGCCGCAGGAGGTGCCGTACGGCGTGCAGTCCCTGCTCGACTCGCAGCGGTGGGGAGCCTATCGGTGATCGACCCAGGCAAGCTCCGCGAGCGTGTTACGGTGCAGGTCGCCAGCGGTGCCACAAACACTCTCGGCGAGACGGTCCTGTCGTGGAGCAACTCGTCAGCCGTGTGGGCGAGCGTGGAAGGCGTCTCGGCTCGTGAGGCTCTGGCGGCTGGCCAGCAAGACACCACGATCACGCACCGGGTGCGGATGCGTTATCTGCCTGGCTTGACGCAGCGCGATCGCTTCGCCTGGCGTACGCGGACGCTCAACATCGTCAGCCTGCTCGAGTACGGCAACCGCAGCGAACACGTCGCCATCTGCGAAGAGGTGACGTGATGGCAGGCGGCATCGAAGTCAAGGTTGAGTTTCCGCAGATCGAAGAAATCAAGAAAGCATTTCGCAGCATGCCGCCGGCATTGGCCGCGCAGACCGAAGGGGCGGCGCTGAAGAAGGTGATAGACCCAGGCTACAAAGCCCTGCTAGCAAATGTTCGCGCTATGAACCAAGTCTCTGGGAACCTTCTGCGAGCCGTCGCGGTGAAAAGGAAGGGATACAAGAAGACGGGGAGTGCCGTCGCGCTTGCAGGATTTATTGTCGCTGGAAGTGACCGCAAGGCGAGCCAGAAGGTTCAGCAAAAAGGGCGCGACAAGGCGTACCATCAAAGTTTCATTGAGTTTGGGACAAAAGAACGACGCACGAAAGGCAGGTACGCATCGTCATTCAAAAAACGCGGCCCGTTTGAAATTGCGAAGAGAGTGTTCTCTGTTTCCACGAGGTCAGTTTCAAGGCGTATTTATACAAACCCAGCGACACCGAGAGCCTTTTTTAAGGTTGCCAAGAAAGGAAACACTGTGCCGCTTGGTGCAATGAAGCCAGGCGGCCGTACTGGCAAGCCGCCTGTCCGGTCGGCGTACGAGTCGGCACTGCCGCAGATGAAGGCTTTGATGCCTGCGGAAATGACAAAGGCGATACTTGGTGTCAATAAGTCGGTCGCAAAGATGTTCCCAGTAAAAAACAATAAGCAGTGAACGCATGTCTCTCAAATCGCCCGAAGCCGTTCTCCGCACCGCCTTGGTCGGCACCACGGCCGTTACGTCGCTGGTGAGTTCACGCATCTACCCGGTACTCGCCCCGGCGTCGGCGTCGCTGCCATTCGTCACGTGGCGACGTTCCGGTATCCAGCGTGAGCAGACGCTCGGTGGCCCGATGGGGATGCCGCGTGTGAGCGTGGAATACAGCATCTACGGCACGACGTACGAAGAGGCCCGCCAGGTCGCCGACGCCATGCGGCTCGTTCTGGATGGATACGGCGGAACGTCGAACAATACAGAAGTAAAGCAAACGTCGCTGGAGGACGAATCCGACGACTTTGTGCAGCTGGCTGGAGCGGATCTCCCGCCGGTCTATCAGGTGACGCAGCGGTACGACTGCTGGTGGAGCGAGGGATAAAGCATGCCATACACGCCCCATGATTCGAGCGGCACGACATTCACGTTTGCAGGCACTGTCTACACCGTCACGAGCATCACCTACTCGATCACGGACAACGCTGCCACCGATCAGATCGACGTATCCCACCTAGGCCAGACCACTGGGGCGACCGTGCTGACGATGAGCCGCCCGCTCAAGGGCTCTGCTGGTGACACCGGCAAGGAAGTCTCTGTCGAGTACCTGGCTGCGTCCGGTACGCCGGTTGCCCAGGGGGCCACTGGAACGCTCGCCATCACTGGCGGGATCACGCTGAGCGTGACCGCCACGTGCAAGTCTTCCAGCGTCACGCTGACGGTCAACGACGCCGTGCGTGGTTCCGCTTCCTTCCAGGTGCCGTAGTCGCACGGAGGCTTACCCGTGGCGGCTCATAGCACTGGCATCTCTGTCACGTTTGACGGCGTGGCGTTCTCCGAGGTTTCGGAGTTGTCGTGGCAATACGGCGGCGGCCCGGCCAAGGGCCGCTCTTCCCTGTGGACCGATGAGGTCGGCACGGTCACTGTCGGCTGCATGGGCACGGCCAACATCACCACGGCGAAGTACGGCACCAGGGCTGACATCGTCATCACTGGCGGCGGCGCTGGCTTGACGAGCAAGGCAGTCTATGAGGGCTTGAGCGTCGCGCCCGAGTTGAACGGCGTAACCCGTTACACCGTGACGTTCAGACTTTTGGATGGGTGACATGGGACTGAAAGAACAGATTAAGGCCGCAAGCGTTCGCAAGCCGCTCAAAGTCCACGTGAAAGAGTGGGGCTTTGATGTGCACGTCCGCGTCATGAGCGTCGGCGAGCGGGACGCATGGGAACTCGCGTGGATCGACATCCGCAGCAAGGGCATGGAGAAGTTCCACAACTTCCGTGCGTTCTATCTCGTGCGGACTCTCTGCGACGAGCACGGCGTACGGATCTGGAAAGACGATGAGATTTCCGAAGTGGCCGATCTCGACGGTGCCGTTATGGGCGAACTGTTCGACATCGCACAGAAGCACAACAAACTCACGGAGGCGGACGTAGTCGAACTCGCCGGCGAGCTTTAGCGCGAGACCGTCGCGGCAGTTCCTGTTCATGTTGGCCGGGCATCTGAAGATGACGGTCGGCGAGCTCGAGCAGCGGATGGATTCACGCGAGCTGTCGGAGTGGCTGGCCTTCGCCCGCTACTTCCAGCCGCTAGACAACTCATGGGCTCAGATAGGTGTGCTTGCTAGTGCAGTGCTTGCACCGCACTCACGCCGAGGCCAGTGCCCAAAGCCAAGAGACTTTATTCCGACTGAAAGACCACCGCAGCACAAGACGCAGATGCTCGACGTGCTGGCCCAGATGAAGATCGACTTGGACGGTAAATGACATGAGCACGGCACTCGGACTAGCGATGCAGATCAGTGCCAATACGGCACAGCTGGCCCAGGCCGTGGCCGATGTGAACCAAAAGCTGGACTCCATGGGCGAGGCTGGCAAGAAGGCGTCGGCCGATCTTGGCACGCTGAAGAACATTGAGATCGGCAAGTTGGCCCTGGGCGGGCTCCAGGCTGCCACGTCTGCTTTTCTTAGTCTCTCGGGTGCCGTGACTGGTGCCGTCACGTCTGTCACGTCTTTCGCCTTGAGTGTTGGCGAAGAGCTCGACGCGTTAAACGACGTGGCCAACCGCACCGGCGTCGGCGTTGAGGCGTTGCAGGCATACGCCAGGGCGGCCGCTGACACTGGCGTGAGCGTGGAATCGTTTGCCAAGCAGATCCAGAAACTGACGATCAACATTGGCAAAGCGACGCTCGACGAGAAGGCGCAAAAGAAGTTTGAAGAGCTCGGTATCGTGTTCACCGATCTCAAGGCCGCTACGCCGGAAAAGCAGTTCGAGATGGTTGTCGATGCGTTGGCTGGCATTGCCGATCCCGCCGAGCGTGCCGCCAAGGCCGTGCAGTTCTTTGGCAAGGGCGGCATCGAACTCGGCGAACTCTTCACGCTCGGGCCTGGTGCTCTGACGCAGATGCGGGAAGAGGCTGTCTCGCTGGGCCAAGTGGTGAGCGAGGACGCCGTTAAAGCCATCGACAGCATGAATGACTCGTTCGCCACCGTCTGGGCAACGGTCAAAGGGCTGGCAGGGTCGATCTTGGGCGAGCTTGCTGGCCCGATTAGCACGATTGCCCAAGAGCTTCTGGGCGTGATTAAGCAGGCCGGGCCGCAACAGATCGCCCAGCAGGTGGCCTCTGGCCTGCTCGATTTCATCAAGCTCGCCGGCAATGCGTTTCTGGAACTGGCCAAGTTCATTGAGGCTTTCGTCAAGAAGTTCGCCCCGATCCTTGGCCTGGATATTCGGAGCGAGACCGAGAAGGAATTGGACCGGCTGCGAGCCGAGCAGCAGGCCGCCGTTCAGGGGGCCGGCGCTACGGTCGATGGCTTCGGCAGGCCGTTGGCGAATGCGGCAGACGTTGCAGAAGAGAACAGGAAGCGTACCGAGCAGATCGCCCAACTCGAGGCACAGATTGCCGCCGAGGCGGCTGCCGGCGTTCTCAGTCAGTTCCAGGCCAACTTCAACGCTGCCATCGACACGGCCCGCACCAAGCTCGATGAGAAGATGCAGGCCGGCACGCTCACGGAAGAGGACAGAAAGCTGCAGGAAGCCCAGCTGCGTGAGCTCCAGCAGTTCAACCGAAACGGCCAGATCGGCACCGTGGAGATCCTCAACTAGCCATGGCCGTCATCTCCTGTCGTGAAGTCATCCCGCGTACAGCATCTCACAAGTTTGGCGAAAGCCCGACCGCCGAGCGGAAATACATCGTCACAGTCGATGAGCCGACGCCGACGCAAAATCTCATCAACGCTGTCGGGATTTTGCATGCGTCTGCCCATCCCGAGTTTTCGTACCTGAAGTGCCTCAACATTCAGGTCACGGAGACGGATCGGCATCACGCAGAAATCACGTACAGCTACGAACTGCCGAAGCAGGAAGAACTCGACCCGAATCCGCTGGCACGGCCCGACGTGTGGTCGTTCTCCACTGGCGGCTCACAGGTGCCGGCGCTTGTCTACTACGACGGCAGCGGCAACAGCAACAAGAAGCCGTTGCAGAATTCGGCCAAGGATTTTTTTGAGGGGCTGACCACGCTCGAGGCGGAAGTGCGAACGTCGATCTCTGGCAACCGCCCTACGTTCCCGCTGTCCAATGCGGCCGCAGTCACGAACAGCGTGAACTCGTCTTCTTACCTGGGTGGTGCCGCTCACACTTGGCTGTGTGCTGGGATCAGCGGGCAGCAGGCAACCGAGGTAGTCAACGACGTGGAGTTGCGGTATTGGCAGATTACCGTCGAGCTGGTCTATCGGGCCAGCGGTCACGATCTGCTTCTGCCGAATGTCGGCTGGAACTATCTCGAAGGCGGCGAGAAGAAACGGGTCTGGGTGAAAGACCCAGAGTCTGGCGAAAAGGTGGCGTCAGGCTCTCCGCGAGCGTT